ACACTGGACACAAAATGTTCCAAGGACATCTTGGAAATTGGCTCAAAAATCGTTAAACTTAATCACCTTTGCAAAGGATCATCATGTCCAACTATTCACAGATTTCCGCTACCACTTTGGTAAAGAATCAGCCTGGCAAACTAAAAGGCATTTTTTGCAGTAGCGTGACCAGTTCCCCCACAATCACTGTGTACGATGCCCAAACCCCAGGCACAGATGTCAAGATCATTGACACCTACACTCTGACAGCGGCAACGAACATGAACTTCTATGATGGCATCAACTGTGAAAATGGTCTGTATGTTGTCATTAGCGGCACAGCAAGCGTAACTGTCTATTTCGAATAATGTCCAACAATACGGCTGTCACTCAGACAACCAACATTGTCCCCGTTCAGGGAGTTTTTGCCCCTGAACCATCGTTTGCCCTCCAATACTTTGTTGGGCCAGCGGGAACACCCTTTCTGCCTCCCTCTGACCCCAACATCAGTGGGGCAACAATTACCAGTAGCACGATCAATAGCACGACTATTGGGGCGACTTCTCCCTCCACAGGGAATTTCACCAACATTGCCACAGTCACAGGCACGATCTCCACCACCCCATCAGGCGACACTGACATTGCCAACAAGGGATATGTGGATTCGGTTGCCCAAGGGCTTGATGTCAAGGCTTCATGTGTTTATTCGACCACCAACAACATCACTTTGTCGGGTCTTAGCACTCAGGCGGGTGGTGATTGGGCATCGAGCCTGACTGCGGGTGATCGGATTCTTGTTAAGAATCAGTCAAGCAGCCAATTCAATGGCATTTATGTGGCTTCTGCCTCTACTTGGGCAAGATCATCAGACATGAACACATGGGCTGAAGTCCCATCAGCGTTCACTTTTATTGAATCAGGGACAACTCTAGCTGACTCAGGATGGGTTTGCACTGCCAATCAGGGCGGCACAATTGATGTGACCGCAATGCCTTGGTCGCAGTTCTCAGGTGCGGGAACTTACCTTGCGGGTAATGGCCTCCAACTAATTGGCAATACATTCTCAGTCAAAGCCAACGGCACGACCTTGGATGTGTCTGCAAGTGGCGTGAAGATTTCCGACACTTACCCAGGCCAAACATCCATCACCACTCTAGGCACGATTGCCACAGGCGTGTGGAATGGAACTGACATTGCGGTTGCCGATGGCGGCACAGGGGCATCAGATGCCACCACAGCAAGGGCAAATCTGTCTGCGGCTATCTTGGGTGCAAACAACGACATCACAAGCCTCACAGCCTTAACGGGCGGTATCTCTACCCCCTCATTTGTTCAGTTCAATACGACTCAAGTGCCTTTGCCCACAGATGCAACGGGCAAGATTTATTACGATTACAACGACCAATTCCAAACTCTAGCGTTCCAAATGAACAGCGGAGTGGTTCAGAAAATTGGTGAGGAAACCTTTTTCCGCATTAAATGCGATGGCGCTATTGCCAAAGGCCAAGTGGTTTCGTTTGCGGGAACTTTGGGTGCTTCTGGCGGTCTAAAGGGCAAAGCGGCTACAGGCTTGGCGGTTGATGAGGCCAACTACATTTTGGGCGTTGCCACCGAAAGCGGAAACAATAACGATTGGATTTTCGTCACCTTTTTTGGTGAGGTCAAAGGCATCAACACCACAGGCGGTGCAGAGGCATGGGTTCAAGGTCAAACCTTGTACTACAACCCAAGCGTCACAGGCGGTTTGACAAAGACAAAACCCGCAGTTCCTAATGCAATTTGTGTGGTTGCGGCAGTGGTTCATGTGGGTTCATCAAATGGCATTTTGTTTGTCAGACCCACTTATGGCTCAGTTCTTGGTGGCACTGATGGCAATGTCTCATTTGGCACTTTAGCCAATTTGGATGTGATCCAGTACGACAGTACGCTTCAGTATTGGAAGAATGTCTCTGCCTCCACTTTGTCGGTCAGTTATGCCGCCACAGCGGGTTCTGCGGGTTCATCAACCACAGCGGTGACTGCCACCAATCTAGCGGGTGGAACTTCGGGTGCTTTGCCTTACCAATCAGGTGCGGGTGCAACGACTTTCCTTGGCCTTGGCACAACAAACTATGTGCTGACTGCGGGTGCTTCAGCGCCTCAATATGTGGCTCAATCTACCTTGTCGGTGGGAAGCGCCACAACTGCGGGAACGGCTACCAATTTGGCGGGTGGGGCTGCGGCTTCTATTCCCTATCAGTCAGCAAGTGGCACAACGGCTTTCTTGGCCTCTGGTGCTGGTGATGCCAACAAGGTGCTTCAGAGCAACGGCACAAGCGCCCCCTCATGGGTAACACCCGTGGCTTATGCGACTGTGACCGATGACACCACCACCAATGCGGTGCGTTATCCACTGTTTGCAGACCAAACCACAGGCAATCTTGCGACCACTTTGGTCAGTTCTACCAAGTACAACTACAACCCAAGTTCAGGATTGCTCACAGCAACGGGCTTTAGCGGCTCTGGGGCGAGTTTGACAAGCCTCCCTGCGGGTCAACTATCGGGAACGATTCCAAGCGGTGTATTGGGCAATTCAAGCCTTTATGTTGGCACGACTGCGATTGCCCTGAATCGGTCAAGCAGCGCACAGTCTTTGACAGGCGTAAACATCGATGGTTCTGCGGGTTCTGCAACGACTGCGGGAACGGCAACAAATGCCACCAATGTGGCGGTGACGGATGACACCACAACGGCATCAGATATGTACCTTTCTTGGGTAACTTCCACTACAGGAAATTTGCCAATCAAGGTATCATCCACTAAACTGAAATTTAATCCATCCACAGGCGTTTTGACCGCAACTGGTGGCGTTCTTGGAGGCACATTCTGATGTGGAAAATACTAGAAATTCAAGCCGATGGCGATCTGATCACAGGCGCTAGGTATTTCTGCGCTAAAAACGGGGTTGACACAGAAGGTTGGTGGCAGTTTGCCGAGCCTGTTTTGACCACTCCATTTGCTGATGTGACCGAGGAAATGGTTGTTGGTTGGGTTACAAGAGACATTGGCGCACAAGTTGAGGCAAGGCTTGATGAGCAAGCAGCTACAGTTGCAAAAACTGTAATTGCCCCTTGGTTGCCCCAAGTTTTTACACCGAGCATCTAAATGGCACAAACAGGCTTTACCCCAATTCAACTGTACTTTAGCAGTACAACAACCAATGTTCCTTTGGCGGCAAACCTTGCTAATGGTGAATTGGCAATCAATATCACTGATGGCAAGTTGTTTTATAAAGACAACGCTAGTGCCGTTCAAGTAATTGGTTGGAAAGTTACTCCTACCACTGCGGGTGGCACAGGGCTGACAAGTTACACAGCGGGTGATTTAACATATTACGCTAGTGGCACAGCATTTTCTAAACTTGCAATTGGTGCTTCAGGTCGATATTTATCTAGCACTGGTTCAGCGCCTCAGTGGTCAGCGCCAGCGGCTTTGACAAAGACTGATGACACCAATGTCACTTTGACTTTGGGTGGATCGCCAAGTACTGCGTTGCTCAATGCCGCTTCTTTAACACTTGGTTGGACAGGAACACTTGCCACAACTAGGGGCGGCACAGGAACTGGAACAGCTTTCACGGCTGGCTCAGTAGTGTTTGCGGGTGCATCAGGCGTTTATTCTCAAAACAATGCAAACTTCTTTTGGGACAACACCAATAGCCGTTTGGGATTAGGCACAGCAAGCCCCGCAACTTGGTTGCATATTTCCCCTGGCACTAGTAGTGCATCAGATTTTGAAGTTGCCCGTTTTGTAAATGGTGGCGAAAACGGAACTTATTTAAATTTCAATAATGTATTTGGCCCACTTGGTCGATTTACTGTTACCAAGTTTGGTGGTGGCTCAAGCGCAGATGAAGGGAAAATGATTTTTTCCTTGGCAACAAACTCTGTTTTAGCCACTTGTGCAACATTAGATTACGCAGGAAATTTCTCAGTTGTTGGCGCATTGTCTAAAGGATCGGGGTCTTTCAAGATTGACCATCCAATCCCATCAATGACAGACACTCATCATTTGGTTCATTCATTTGTTGAAGCACCACAAGCTGATCTGTACTATCGTGGAAAAGTTGCTTTGGTTGACGGGAAAGCAAGTGTCAACATCGATCAAGCCTCTGGCATGACTGAAGGAACTTTTGTTTTGTTGTGCCGTGATGTTCAATGCTTCACTAGCAACGAAACTGATTGGGATGCTGTAAGGGGTTTTGTATCAGGAAACACTTTGACCATTGAATGTCAGAATCAATCATCTACAGCGATGGTTTCATGGCTTGTTATTGGTGAACGCCAAGACAAACACATGATGGATACTGAATGGACAGATAAAAATGGAAAAGTAATTGTCGAGCCATTGAAGGTTAGTGACGATACCAATGTAAAGGAAAATGTATGAGTGTTAATCTTTCCCCTCTGGCTGGTGCTGGTTGGCAATTTTTTGACAATGATGGCGTAATTCTCGCTGGCGGTTTGATTTACACATACGCTGCGGGTTCATCTACACCTTTGGCAACTTACACCACAAGTGCTGGAAACATTGCCAACGCAAATCCTATTCAACTGGATAGTTCTGGAAGAACCCCAAGCGAAGTTTGGTTGACTGCTGGCTCAACATACAAGTTTGAAATTAAAACAGCCACAGGCACTTTAATTCGCACTTGGGACAACATTTCAGGCATCAACGACACAAACACTTTGGCAGAATTAGCCAATAGTAGTGATCCAACAAAAGGCGATGCTTTGGTGGGATTTCGTCAATCAAACTCATCAGGCAATTTGCCAAACACAATTGGTAGAACAGTCCATCAAAAATTTCAGCCATACATTGATGCCCATGACTTTGGTGCGTTAGGTCTTAATGCTGATTACACAACGCAACTTCAAAACGCTATTAATGCAACACCCTTAAATGGTGCTTTGTATCTTCCAAACGGAATTTATCAAATTAGCAGCCAATTGGTAATTAACCAAGCAATTACCATTTTTAGTGACAATGCACACAACACAGGCACAATTATTTGCCTTGGTTGTTCTGCTTTTAAGATTAATAAAGTTTCGAATGTCGAAATTAAAAGCATGACGATTGCACAAGCGGTTCGTTATACGACAACGCCAAATTCTTATTATGGAATTGAAGTGCCTGGCGACACTGTTAATCGTCCATATAATTTGTTATTTCGTGATTTGTACATTGATGGATTTCAAACTGCTATTGATACGCAATGGATGTGGTCAAGCGTTTTGGACAATGTGGAATCGGATTTTGGCAAATATGGTTTGATTGCCAATAATTTAAGCGCAAACAATGTTGTAACAAATTGCTCTTTTAATGGTGATGGAACTGGTAATGCTATTACCTTAGATGGTTCTGTTGATCCGTCCGAAGGATGGATGATCAACAACACATTGACATTTAATAATTATTATGGTGTCTATGGAAAAAACATTGCCCATATTTATATTTCAAACTGCATTTTTGATTTTAACTATCAAGCTGGAATTTTGTTAACTAATGACAGCCCACATTGGTCTGCAAATTGGGGAATTGTTAACAACTACATTGCTTTAAATGGTTCAACAGCGCAAGTTGGCATTTGGTCAACCAATAGTGTGAACGCTGCTTTAAATATTGGCAACATGATTTCAGGAAACACCATTCTTGCTTATCCTGGCGCAACTGCTCTATATGGTATTTACATGGAAGGGGCGCAATCTAATAACAATGTCATTTCAGGAAATACTCTCAAGAATTTCACAAACAATGACATAAGAACAAACGGGGTTAAGAACATCATTATTGGCAACAATTGTCAATCTGCAATTTCATTCAACATTGATTGTGCCGCTGGAATTGTTCAGGGTAATGTTGGAACTTATGTTCAAAATTCATTGGTCTTGTGGTCAGGTGGTCAAAGAAAAATTACATACGCAACTGTCAAACCCGCAAGTGGCACATGGGATGAAGGCGACATTTGTTTGAACCTACAGCCTGGCTATGGCGAGCCAACGGGTTGGACTTGCACATTAGCGGGAACGCCAGGCACATGGTATCCATTTGCACAAGTTGGTGCGACTGCAAGCGTTGGATCAACACCCTCATTTGTTGGTGAAATTGCAGTTGTTGGCACTACTGCCTATATTGCTGTTGGAACATCAACATCGGGCGATTGGAAACAAATCACATAATTTATTAACAGAAGGAAAAATTATGGCTCTGCGTAAAATTATCGAAGCTGAAGGCAAATCAATAATTCAAACCACCTATGGTTCTATTGAAAACGGCACTCAGCGAGTTTCTTTTTCTGCCTATGTTAAAGTGGTTGGAATTAGTGGCGACAAAGAAAAAGTAAACGCCAACATCTTATTCAAAGGTGATGCTTGTGAATTTACTAAACAGTACCAAGTGCCTGTTTCAGTTCAAGACAATGCGTTAAATTTTATTGCTCAAATTTATCAATACTTAAAAACATTGCCAGAATTTAGTGGCGCTGAAGATTGCTAATTTAAGGATAAAAAATGACTCAGCCAATTGACATTATTACCAGAGCCATGAAAGACATTGGCGCTATTGCCGCTGGTGAAGTGCCAACGGCTGATGAGGCGCAAGATGGTCTGGATATGCTTAACGATATGCTTGCCCAATGGTCAAATGAAAACATGATGGTTTTCTACCGATCAGAGATCATCTTTCAAACCACCCAAAACCAAGTTCAGTACACCATTGGCCCAAGCGGTCAAATGGGCGCTACCTTTACAGGTTCAATTGCGGGTAATACTTTAACAGTCCCCGCTAATGGCGTGACTGCGGGTGGCATCAACATTGGCATGACTTTGAGTGGCACAGGCATTATTGCGGGAACTCGCATTGTGGCGTTTAAAACGGGCGCTGGTGGCAATGTGAACGAGGGTGGCACATACACTGTCAGCCCAAGCCAAACAACGGCAAGCACAACGATTACAGCCTACTATGAGCGCCCCCTGACGATTGAATCAGGCTTTGTTCGTGTGGCTACTATGCAAGGCGGCTCAAACATTGCGGGTGGATACTTAGACTATCCCTTGACAGTGTTTAGTCTTGAAGAATACGAATCCATCGGCATCAAGCAATTGAACGGCCCTTGGGCAAAAGGCATTTACTACCAACCCTCAGAGTTGTTGGGAACAATCTATGTTTACCCTAACCCATCTCAGGGTGAATTGCACTTGTTTACTCAGACAATCTTTAGGGAATTTAACAGCCTGAACGACACTATCCAACTGCCACAGGGTTACAACATGGCTTTGCGGTGGTGCTTGGCTGAAAGACTTTTGCCTATGTACGGCAAGGTCAATCAAGTGTCTATTGGTCTAATCAATGCGTATGCAGCACAAGGCAAGGCAACGATCAAGCGCACTAATATGCGCCCTGTACAGATTGCACGATACCCTGACAGTCTCATGGTGGGTCGTGCTAAAGATGCGGGATTCATCATGGATGGAGGCTTTAGATAATGGCAGACTTTGGCTTTGTTGGCACATCCTACACCGCCCCATCAATCTACCAAGACGATCAGGAGTGCATCAATTTCTTTGCTGAGATTGATCCTACTAAGCAGCCTGGTGAACGAGGGATTGTGGCGCTGTATCCAACGCCAGGTCTTGAACTTCAAACCCAATTAGCCAATGCCCAAGTTCGTGGGCTGCACACCATGTCGGGTGAGCAAATCCTAATTGCGGTGGCGGGTAACATTGTTTATAAAGTCAACCTTTCAATGGTGGCAACTCAGATCGGCAATTTGACTACTTCAACGGGTCAAGTTGTTATTTCTGACAATATCACCAGCACCGATGGCTTGATTGCCTACATTGTGGATGGCCCAAATCGTTACACATGGGTTGTTGATACAAACACCTTTACACAATTACCAAGCAGTGATGGCCCGTGGCAGGGCGCTACTGTGGTAGATGTGATTGACAACTACAACATCTATAACGAGCCAAACTCACAGAATTGGGCTTGTACTGATCTAGGCTCACGGCTATCCACTCAGGCGCTTTACGGCACTTCTGATGGCTCATCAGACTTGCTTGTGACGCTGATTGCAGACCGCAGACAAGTCTATTTGTTGGGCGAGACCACCACCGAGGTTTGGACAGATGTGGGCAATGTGATCGCTGGCATTACCACTTTCCCTTTCCAACGAGTGCCTGGCACGTTTAGCCAAACAGGATGTGCCGCTAAATACTCTGTCGCTAGGTTTGCCGACTCTTTTGTGATTGTGGCAAAAGACACAAGGGGTAACTCAACCATCGAGATGATGCAGGGTTATGCTTGGGTCAAGATTTCCACTCATGCTGTTGAACAGTCTTTGCTCAATCAAGTGGTGTCGGATGCCGTGGCGTACACCTATCAAATCGAAGGTCACGAAATGTATGTGGTGACTTTCCCATCTGTGGGTGAGTATGGCCTCACATGGGTTTATGATTTATCTACAAAGTCATGGCATAAATGGTTGTCTTGGGACTCTGCCAACGCTGTGTACAAGCGCCATCGTTCAAACTGCGGTGCTTATTTTGCCAATATGTACATTGTAGGAGACTACGAGAATGGCAAACTGTACAGCTTAGAAAATGAACTTTACACAGATAATGGTGCAACCATCAGGCGTTTGCGTAGAGCAAAACACCTGACTACTGACTTACAAAGACAGTATTTTGAGGAATTCCAAATCCAATTTCAGCCTGGCGTTGGTTTAAATACTGGTCAAGGCCAAGACCCTCAAGCCATGTTGAGATGGTCAAACGATGGTGGCTCAACTTGGTCAAACGAACATTGGGTGACTATTGGCAAAATTGGTCAATACTTAAACCGAGCCATTTGGAGGCGTTTGGGATGGTCAAGGGACAGAATCTTTGAGGTGGTGCTTACCGACCCCATCAAGGCGGTTATTGTGTCTGCAAACCTTAAAGCAAGCGCAGGGGATAACTAATGGCTACGGCAATTCCAAATGCCAACATTAACATCCCCTATGCAGCGTTTTTGGATGAAAACACGGGTCGCCCATCTCAAGCATGGTTGCAGTGGTTGATGAATCCAAATGTGATTACTTTTAACACATCTAACACAAACATTAATGGCGGCACGATCAATAATGTGGTGATCAATAATTCCACCATTGGATTGACAACCCCCGCAGCGGGTAAATTTACCGATTTCACCGCCCTGAATGGGGTCAAGGGAGGCACATTTTGAACGACTTAGAATTGCCAAGCCATGTTTCCCGTGAGCAAGTTGAGCGTCTCCAAGCGGAAATGGCGACCATGCCACAGGCAGAACTAACTACAGAACATAGTTTTAGCCCAGGTATGTATATGCGGAAAGTTTTTCGACCCGCTGGCACTTTAATTGTGGGCAAAGTTCATAAAGAACCCCACTTTTTTTTATGTGCAAAAGGCGAGATAATTGCGTGGACAGAAAGCGGAATGAAAAGGCTTCAGGCAGGGGATGTTGTGGAATCCAAGCCTGGCACGAAACGGGTAACTCTAGCTGTGACAGATGCAATTGGCATCACTATTCACAGAACTGAAAAGACCGATCTTGATGAAATTGAAGCTGAATTGATTGAGCCAGATACGACCGCACTTTTTGATGCCAATAATGACATTAAAAAATTAAGAATTGAAGGGGAATAATATGACTTGGGTAGCAGTAGCAATTGGTGGATCAGCCCTTTTAGGGTATGCGGGGGCTAAGAAACAAGCCAGTGCCGCAGAGCGTGGCGCACAAATGCAATCTGATGCGGCTGCCCGAGCTGCTGCCCTCCAAGAAAAGCAATATGAGGATTTAGCCCCATATCGTGCTTCTGGTCAAATGGGCTTGAGCAAAATCCAAGAGATGCTTCCTTACTTTACAAGAGAAGTAACGGCAGAGGATTTGCGATCAATGCCAGGTTTCACCTTTGGCCTAGAACAAGGCACAGGGGCGGCTGGTCAGGCAATGAATGTTGGTGGCGGTGGCTCTAATGTAGATATGGCAAGACGCAAATTTGCTATTGATTACGCCACTAATGTTGGATTGCCACAATATATTTCTCAAAGAACTGGCATTTACAACACCTTGGCAAACATTGCGGGTATTGGTCAAAAGAGCCAAGAACAATCTGGAGGCATTGCTTCTAACATTGGTCAACTTGGTATTGGTGGCGCTACAGCTTTGGGTGCGGGTCAAATTGGTGCGGCTAACGCAATGGCTGGCGCTTATGGTGGCGTTGGAAATGCTTTGACATTGGCGAGTTTATTAAACCCGCAAGGTGGCGGTGGCATAACGCCAGGCGGTGCAACAGCCATGAACCCTGCATTAAGCCCTTATTTCACACCTACACCACCCCCAATAGGCTGATTGGATAAAAAATGGCAGATTTCAACATTAAACCCATCGGCACAGAAGTTCGCCCTGTTCAGGGTGCGTCTTTAGGAGACATGATAAATGTTGCCCGTGGCGCACAACAGTACCAACAAGCGGCTCAAATTAACCCGTTAGAACTTCAACAAAAGCAACAACTAACTCGCACAGGCGAGATTGCTTTAAGTGTTGAAGAACAAAAAGACAAAGAGCGCATCAATATGCAAAGGGTGATGTCTGATCCATCACTTTATTCAACTAATGGCAAATATGATCCCGCCAAAGCAACAGCGATTGCAACTCAAGTTGCCCCGTTGACGGGTTTGTCATATCTCAAAGATATGGCGGGTGCTTTTGGGGCACAAGAAAAAATTAAAAATGCGGCAACAGGTGCTGAATCTTCTGCAATGGAGTTTGCCAATAAGCAAGTCAATGCTATTGCGGGTCGTTTAACAAGTCTGATCAACAATCCTTTGATTATTGCTGCCGAGCAAAATCCTCAAGCGGTTAATGCCAATCAACTGGCAGAAATTATCAAAAATTATGGCGAAGATCAAGCATCTGCATTAGGTATGTCAAAAGACAAAGCTAGTCAATTGATGCAACCTTACTTAGATCAAACAAAAAACCCTGCGGGGATTCGTCAGTTCTTAAAAGACAAGTTGTTAAGCACTTTGGATCAAGGATCACGAATTACAGCCATGCAACCTACTGGCGTGGCTGTCAGTACTGGTGCGGGTGGGGCTACTGTTCAGACGGGTCAGTTTGGCCCTTATGCGCCTGGTCAAGCCTTGCCTGGCACAACGTTCGAGACTCAAATCCCGCCAACCGCAGAAGTTGTTTCTGCAACAGGCGCAAAGAAAATGATTGGCCCAATGTCTCAGCGTGGTACAGCAGACCTTACGACAAATCTTGGCCCTGCTCAAACAGCGTTGTTGACAGCGGGTGGGGAAACTATTGGTTCAGACCTACAAATAACTTTGAAAGAAGGCGCAGAAGCGCCTGGTCGTGTTGCCATCTTTCAGAACATCAAAAAGTTTACCCCCGATGCTTTCACAGGCGTTGGTGGTCAACGCAAAGAATTGGCTGCGGGTATTCTCAACGCCATTGGTATTCCTGCTTACGAAGCTGAAAAAGTTAGCACCGAGCAGTTGGCAAAGAACTCTGCTTTGTTGACCTTGGCGGGTGGTAATACAGATGCGGCAAGGGCTTTGGCTGAAGTTGCCACTCCTAATAAGAAGCTAGATGAGAAAGCCATTCTTGCAATTGCTAATCAGATGATTGGCATTGAGAACATGAAAATTGCAAAGTCTAATTATTTAGGCCCTGTTCAGAATGATGCAATTCAATATGGTCAACGCAAATTGCAGTTTGATCAGATTGCCGATCCCCGAATCTTCCAAGAAATGACTGCCCAAGATGTTGCCAAATTAAAGGCTTCCATGTCTCCCGCAGAACAGGCAGAATTGACCCGTAAGATTCGTTTGGCACGACAAATGGGGATTATTCGATAATGGCAACACTTGCTGAACTGTGGGAAGCGGAAGCCCCAGCGCCAGTTAAAAGCGCAAAAGTTCCATCTCAAGATCAAGCCATGCGTGAAAAAAGCCGAATGGATATTCTCCAAGCGGAGATGAAAAGCGCCCAAGAAAGACTTGCCAAAGGCGATGCTAGAGCGCAAAGAGACATTGAGGCTTTGACCCGTGAGATGGGTGGCAAGGTTGCCCGTACAACGCCTACAGTGACTCCAACTGCCACACCTACTGCCGCCCCCGCTACAAGTGGCACATTGGCTGATCTGTGGGAATCAACCCCTGCGGCTACAACTAAAGAACAACCCAAAGAGCAAGTCACAGAAGAAAAAAAGCAAGGCGGCACTGCCGTAGGTCGCAAGGCGGCTGAGTTGCTTGGGGCAGCACAAAAAGCCAAACAAGAGTTTGGTGCAAGTGTTGCATCTTTGGCTGATGTGACTGTGGGCGGGATTATCCCAGGCATTTCAGGCCCTGTGACTTACGCTGGCGCACGATTTATTGGCAAGACACCAGAGCAAGCCGCAGCCCTTGAGCAAAAGGTTGTCGGTGCTACTGAGAAGCCATTTGGCAAGTTATTGGGCGTGACCGAGACTCAGGCTTACAAAGGCGAAGCAAGCCGACAGTTGATGGACTTCATTGGTCAAAACATCAACAAAGGTGCTGAATGGATTTCTCAGAAAACAGGCGTTCCTGTTAATGATGTGCAAAACATGATTGGCACTGCGACTGTGGCGGCTGCCCCCGCAGTTAGCAAAGCGGCAACCACCACTGCAAAAGTTATTCAAGAGACCGCCCCTGTTGTGGGTAAGAAATTAGGCGTTGGCGAATTGCAAGTTCAACCTACTGCCCCACCAACTGCCCCGACTGCCCCATCTGGCGGCATGGTGAGTGCTGGTGCTGCGGTCGTTCCTGATGCCACCACAATCAAGCAAGCCTTGTCTGTGGCAACTCCTGAACTACAACAAGCGATTGCCTCCATTCCTGTTGACAAAGTAAACATTCCAACTTTGCAACGGCACATTGAGGCTGACACATTGCCTGTCCCCGTTCGTTTGACAGAAGGCCAAGCCACTGGTGATGTGGTCAAGTTATCCAACGAACAAAACAGGCGTGGCAAAGACCCTGTGTTGGCTCAACGATTCAATGAACAGAATGGTCAGCTTGTCGAGAATCTTGGTTTGATTCGTGACAAAGCCGCCCCTGATGTGTACGGCACAAAGAAGATTGAGAACAGCCAAGGCATTATTGATGCCTACAAAGAGTTGGACACCAATCTAAACAAAGGGATTGATGCAGATTATCAAGCCTTGCGTGATGCCGCTGGTGGTCAGTTTCCTGTTGATGCCCCTCAATTGCTCAAAAATGTACAGTCAAAACTTAAAAAAGAATTGCTGTCTAACGAAGCACCAGCGGGTCAGTTTAGTGAATTGAAACGATTGGCTGACAGCAACGCTATGACCTTTGAGGACTATTTGTCTCTGAGGCGAAATCTTGGCGCTATTGCTAGAACAAGCCAAGATGGAAACACTCGCAAAGCCGCCAGTTACATGATTGAAGAATTGGAAAAGTTGCCTTTGCAGAAGGAAGCGGCAGCCCTTAAGCCTTTGGCTGACAAAGCAAGAGCATCTGCAAGAGCAAGATTCCAAATGCTTGAAAAAGACCCCGCCATGAAAGCGGCTGTAGAAGATTCTGTTCCCGCAGATAAATTTATTGACAAGTTTGTGGTCAATGGCGTGAACAAGAACATCAACACAATGGTTGAGCATTTGGGCAGAGACTCACCCGCCCATCAGCACATGGCTGCGGGAACTGTGAATTGGTTAAAAGACAAGGCAGGGATTGTTGACGAAACTGGCAACTTCAGCCAAGCGGGTTACAACAAGGCTCTCAAGCAATTAGATGATGTTCAAAACCTGAACATGATTTTTAATCAAGAGGCTGCCTCACAACTCAAGACTTTGGGAAATGTGGCACGATATACCCAAGCACAGCCCCGTGGTGCGTTTGTAAACAACTCCAATACATTGGTGGGTGCGCTTGCTGAAAAAGCGGGTAAAGGCGTTGCTATGGGCGTGGAAAGTGGTTTGAACTTGGCAGTGCCAGGCTTACAGCTTGGAACTTCTGTGATGGAGATGAGAGCAAGACGAGCCGCAGAAGCACAAACCAAAAAGGCGCTTGAGACAGGCGCTGGTACTCAACAGACTGGCAAAAACAAAGTTCAAGATTTGGGGAAATAATGTCTGACATTGATTTGGTCAAATATGGCGTTCTTTGGCAAAAGGTCGAATCTATGGAGGCCAAGATCGACAAGATGGAAAGCCAATTAGAAACCCTCATTGAATTAGCCAACAAAGGTCGTGGTGGCTTTTGGATGGGCATGACATTTGTTTCTGCCATCTCCACAGTTATGGGTTACTTTAGCCATCACTGGACAAAATGAAATGGCTTTTTGTTGGGTTGCTGACCATGTGTGTGTTAGCGGCTTCCCAACAGAAATGCGTGGTTGCGGATTTTTATGGCCTCAGTTGGCTTGGCAATCCAACAGAGAGAAACCAAAGGCTTTCTGAGTGGCTGACCATTAATGGAAACTCATGTTCCACAGACCAATTACTTGCGATTTGGAACAATCTTGCTATGTGGGCGGGAACTGCGGATAGCGGAGAATTAAGAGCCAAAGTGCTGTTTTATTATGCGAGGGCAACGGAGAGGGAAAAGAAATGATCACCTTAAACAAATGGTATCCCCTTGTCCAACCCACCCACACTGCTAGAGAATTGGCTTTTGACAAGGCAGTTGAGAAAGTTCAAGAAGAATACAGATATGCAATGGAATGTCTTAAACAAGTTAGAAAGACTGAAGATTTGGAACTAGAACTTTACGACAAAAGGGCTAGGCAAAACACCATTGAACTTGGATCATTCGAAGATCGCAGAAGATTCCAAATCTTTGTATGAGGGCAATATGGAAAACACAACAAGCACTAAAGAAAAACTGACGCTGTATGTGACCCTAATGGTCAGCACCACATTGTGCATTTCTGTTCTGTCAATGGTCTTTGCATTTATGTTGGGTTTGTGGGCAAAGGAAGTGGACAACGCTGAGATATTCAAGATGATCAGCCCCGCCTTTAGCACTTTGATTGGCGGCATGATTGGCTTTCTGTCAGGCATCAAACTGATGCAAAATGATGAGGACAAAAAATGATTGGACTAGATGCACTTTTAAACGTGGGCGGCAAGCTGATTGACAAGCTAATTCCTGACCCAGAGGCCAAAGCCAAAGCGCAGCTTGAATTGCAAAAGATGGCTCAAGATGGTGAGTTGGCAAAAATGGCTAACGAGACCAAACTTTATGAGACCGAGCAAAACAACCTTACACAGCGTGTTCAGGCCGACATGGGGTCTGACTCTTGGTTGTCCAAAAATATTCGCCCTATGACCCTTATATTCCTTTTGGTTGCCTATTCAGGCTTTGCCATTGCATCGATCTTTGAGTACGAAACCCGTGGCGCTTATGTTGAGTTGTTGGGTCAGTGGGGGATGTTGGTGATGTCGTTCTACTTTGGCGGCAGAACAATGGAAAAAATTGCTGATAGGGTGAAAAAATGAACTTGACCGACCACTTTACACTTGAAGAACTGACCCACACTGATCACAGGCAGTATGACAACACCCCGAATGATGCAGAACTTGAGAACATTAAACGATTGGCTGAGTTCCTTGAGGAAGTCAAAACTGTATTGGGTGGTAAGCCCATCATGGTTAATTCAGCTTTCAGGTCTAAACAAGTCAATGATGCTGTGGGGTCTAAAGACACTTCTCAGCATCGGATCGGCTGTGCTGCTGACATTCGTGTACCCGCTATGACCCCCGACCAAGTGGTCAGAGCCGTGATTGCTTCAGGCATCGGCTACGACCAAGTGATCAGGGAGTTTGACCGCTGGACACACATCAGCATCCCCAACCAAGAGGGTGGAACACCCCGCAAGCAAGCCTTGATCATTGACAAACAAGGCACTAGGGTTTTTACTTAATTTGATATTGGCGTAAGTGTTTGCCTGTCAGTCTCATAATCCAACAAGACTGACAAATCCACTTATGCCCCATATCAACCCCGCCCTCTGGTGGTTTGGTTTCATCACATTTATTACAAGTTCGTAATCTGTGAACTGGCTGATTGCCGTTCAGACCGAGTGGGTACATTGCCATTCTCTTTCGCTTCTGCCTGAGTTTGATTTGACTGTGTTGCCTGTCAATTCAATCAGACCAATTATTTTCATTTCGTTGAGCCGCCTGGCAACCTGATTGCTGTCCAAATTGGTATGCGCTGAGATGCCATCCTTGCCTAGTGGCCCGTGTGTTTGGAGGCACTCCAAGATAACTTGGTGGTGTTGATTGGCGGTTTCCTTGATGGAATCTGCCGCCTGAAACGATGTTAGGGGATCATTTGCCCTTACTCTTGGGAATTCGGGCATGGCGAAAATTCTCTTAAATGCGTCTTTATAGTCCATGATATTTCCTAAATAGGTGGGGTACTCGCTGCACTGTGTTCAATCGCAAGCTAAGATTAAACTTTGCCACAGCATCCGCTTTCCCCCGTTAATCAAAAATCGATGTCATCATCCTTTGGCAAGCCTTTGTAATCGTCTTTGGGCTTTGGTTCATTCATGTATGCCCAACCATTCCATCCACCATCGATAAGCGGAATCATGTCAAGTTTAAGCATCGGGCCGTTCTTGGTCTCAATGACCGAGCCAATGTTTTGGTAGCGGGATTTCTCCACACCATCTTTGTTTTTGTATTTACCTGAAACAATGGTAATTTCGTAGAGTTTAGACATTTTTGACTTTCATAAGTTTATTGATTTTGTCATCCAGTTCAGCAAGGAATTGGACAATTTCAGCTTCTATTAGTCTGATGAACACTTCATCCCGTGGGACTCTTGTTACAAACAATTGAAGTTCCTCTGGCAGACGATTGTCAAAAGACACAAAGTCACACCACTGTCGCCCTGTGCAAGCCATCTGAAACTGCATCTGGGTGTTGTACTTGCCTAGCACTGATTGACTAAGCAAAGTCTCAATGTGCGTGGCAGTGTTGGGGCATTTGATCTCAATCAGACCATCATCACCCACCAAGCCATCAGGAGAAGCGCCAGCCATGATTATTGAGGGATGGGGTACAAACCCCACTTCATCAACCAAAACATCCTGTAAAGCCTCATAAGCGGCTCTGGCAAGGGGTTCTGTGTCTGTGCCATGTTGCATGGCAGCGTTCGTGAAACTCTCACCCTTTTGACCTGTGAGGCGTTCACACACCAACTGAGCCATGTAGTTGTCACGGGTTGCTGAATAGCCCGTCTTTGTCTTGGCAAGAACGTCAGCTACACGAGATGCGGTGACTTTGCCAATTCGGACTTGAAACCAAGATTCCGAACCCTGATCCATCATTTCAATCATTTTTTCATACCCCTTATGTATGCTGTAAAACTGCCGATTGTGTCTTTGCCAAACGCTGTCATTTTTTCTATTTCTTTTGCCACTTCCTCAAGCACTTGATTGCGTTGTGAGGGTGAGACAAAAACATCCCAATGGTATGGCTGACCACTTTTCATTTCCGCTTCATGGGCGATGCGGTCGAATTCATCATCTTCATCTGTTTTCATAGTTTGGCCTTTGCTTTGTCTTTGGCTGCAATGACTTTGATCTGCCAGGCTTTGTCGCCATCACAAGCCGCATACGCTACTTTATAGGCAATCTTGAGTTCGTCTTGAGTGGTGGCGCTTTCAATAGCCGCAAACAAGTCTGTCATTGTGTCAGGCTCAATGGTTGACTCAGGCTCTATGAAAGACGGGAGATCATCTCCGTTGTAGATGTACAGACCGAGACCATGCAAGCTGAGTGCCTTGGTCATGCACCGCATGATGGCTGTATTCACTTGGAAAGCATCAGGGTTCACGATGGCTTTGTTGCGGTGATCCATCACAGGGAGTTGGCAAGTCATTGGCTTGTCAAACATGGTGACAGTAACCCACACCATTGCTGTGCCGTTGATGTCCATAAAGCACTTGTCACCAAACATCTCAACCTTGAACGAGGCTTTGGCATCAGCTTTAAGTGCTTCAGCCCATGCCCAAGCCCAAGACAAGTAAGTCAGATTGGCTTTCTTCTCAGTGTGTTCGTTGACATTCAAAGTCAGTAAATTAGCGATTGACATGATGATCCTTAGAATTGATATTTAGGGCCACAAGACACTTCAATAACTGTCTCGACTGTGTAGCCACCGACCTTGCGTTTTGCGTACAAGGGAATGGCACGAAGTCCTGATGACTCGCACTGGCGCACAGCATCGATCACTTCATTGCGACCCATTGGCTGCACTTGCTTGTCAACGATCAGGTCTTGATTGGGGGGTGATGGCACATGGCCTGGCATCATTGAGCATCCAGTTGTAACAATGCCAAGAGTGCATAAAAGGGTGAATGTAAACATTTTCATGATTCTTCTTTCAAATAAGTTGTTAAGCGTTTGATTCGGTCGGAGTGATAGTCAGCCATGCGCTTGGCGTATTCTTGGGCGCTAAGAGCCTCTAACAGCTTGCGTTGTGCCATTTCAAGTTCTTTAGCAGCCAACTCTTTTGGTGATGGCAAGCGGAAATAATCTTTGAATTTGTCAATCATGGTCAGCCTCTCCATGCGAGCATTACGCCCCAACCACCAAAGATGATGATCGCCAATGTCCATTCGACAATTGTTGTGATGATCTTAGATTTCATTTTGTTCCTTTAGCATACGAGCGTGATGAATCTTGGCCTCAGACACAATGCGTTCAAATTCGGATGAGGACAGATCGCAAGAAATGTCATCACCCTTTTCGCTAAAGACAAACACATCGTATATTTCTGCTGAGTTGTGGTCATGGGGCAGATTGTGTTCTTCTGGGTAGTAGTCATAACCGACCTTGACTTTCTCAAGGGTTGTGCCATCGTCATAAGTGACGAATTCATCAAAGTGGTATTGGAGTTTGTAGTCAATCATTTGGTTTCCTTAAATAAGCCAAATGTCAATGCCAGTAGCTTTGGGGTACTGAGACAGGATTTGTTTTTCAAGTTCATAACGCCCAACAGCCCAAATTTCTTGAGAGTGTTGTTTGTAATTGCAGAAAAAATTGATGCCATAAAGTTTCATTTGCTCTCCTAAATAGACCCCGAGAAGTTCAGGGCATGGCGCAAGTGTACACCAAACTAAACACGCAACAATGTTTTTTTATTAGGACTTTCCCTAATGTTGTATTTATGCAAATGCTTAAATGTTTATTTTGATATACTTCAAAAATGGATAAACAAAAGGCTATCACCCTTGCTGGCTCACAGAGTGAGCTTGCTCGCATCTTGGGCATCACCAGGGCAGCAGTACACAATTGGAAAACAATTCCAACTGGTAGGCTTTATCAATTGATGATCCTCAAGCCAGAGTGGTTTAAATGATTTTTTTATTTTTCTTCATTTTTGCGTTCATCTTGTTGGTAGGTGAGGCCAGCTTTTATTGGTGGTTGTTGCTTTTTTTCTGGCTTTTTTACGCAATCTCCACAAAAAACTAAAAATATGTATAATTCAAATCGTCTGAGTGGCATCAGACGAGCGAAACCAATTGCGAACCCCATAGATTTCTGTGCGGTCTTGCCTGACAACAGGCGAACTTTTGATTGGTTTCAATCGTTTGTTGTTGCTCTCGCCAAGAGCCAAGACCGCAGAGTGATTTATGGGGTTTTTTGCTTTTTGGCTGACCGTCAGGGCGCGTTAGCAAATGGTCTGCATGGACTGAACCCAAGAAACACCGACAACAGGACACACCCCCTGACTTGCCGACCAGCGTTGGTTAAGCGACTGGTAAAGGATTGGGTACAACGGTGGAACAAGGCCCAATCTATAAGCGAATTGACCCGTCAAGCGCACTTGGTCGCTTTTGTTTTTAGTTAGCTAAATTAAGATGAATTATGGAAAACAGATCGATGGAGAAAGGTGGTATATCCACCCTTGGAGAACCTATGCCTGAATTATTTGAATCAGGGTTTGAAAGATTCTGGAAAGCATGGCCCTCATCAACAAGAAAGGGTGCGAAGTCAGAATGTAAAAAGAAATGGGAAAAGCATTACTGCGAAACCCAAACCGACCAGATCATCAAACACATTGAATGGTTAAAGACCACAGAGCAATGGCTTAAAGGCAATGGTGCTTTTATTCCCGCCCCGTTGGTCTATCTCAACCAACAACGATGGGATGGCGCAGAAGTGCCTGAGATGAAGCCCAAACCCACAATAGACCCCGCCTTGGCAAAGATCGAAGCTGACCGCAAAAAGGCTTCACCCATGCCTGAATACATAAGGCTAAAAATCGCACAAATGAAAGGTAGGTTATGAATGAGTTGGCTCTTTTCGCAGGCGCTGGTGGAGGAATACTTGGTGGACACCTCCTTGGTTGGAGAACAGTCTGTGCAGTCGAATGGGAGCAATACCCAGCAAGCGTACTGTGCGCCCGACAAAATGACGGGCTTCTCCCGCCTTTCCCGATTTGGGATGATGTACAAACCTTTGACGGAAAACCTTGGAGACAAATTGTTGATGTTGTATCTGGAGGATTTCCTTGCCAAGATATCTCTGCCGCAGGAAAAGGTGTCGGAATCGATGGAGAGCGAAGCGGGATGTGGGGAGAAATGGCGAGGATCATTCACGAAGTACGACCCAAGTTCGTATTCGTGGAAAACTCACCAATGCTCACTTCTAGGGGACTTGGACGAGTTCTTGGAGATTTGGCCTCAATGGGGTTTGATGCGAGATGGGGAGTGTTGGGAGCAGCGGACGTTGGAGCAAACCATCAGAGGGACAGAATCTGGATTGTCGCCAAATGGCATGGACAGTTTTCACACGCCCAACACAACAGGATTAGACGGTGGGAGCAACAGCAGAAAAGCCTTAAAAAAACGTATGGAAAAATGGCCAACACCAGCGACCAAGGGTTATGGTCATGCGGCAGAGGGGATGGTGGGCAATCTGATCGAGAAAATAGAACAAGGTGTGATAACCAAATTGGAAGCCGAGCAGATGTTGAGTTTGCCCAAATTGGAAAACCACAGGACTTGGAAAAAGAAATTTCCGACACCGCAAGCCTCAGACAACAGGGACAGGGGCAACATGAGCAACTCAGTAGTTCAAAGACGAGTAGCGATAGGCAAGCAAATTTTATTAAGCCAATCGGTTCATCCGACTTCTGGACAACTGAACCCAACGTGGGTCGAGTGGTTGATGGGTTGGCCTCTCGAATGGACAGACTTAAAGCCATTGGTAATGGACAAGTCCCTCTCTGTGCAGCAACAGCCTGGAGAATCCTAAGTGAATCACTATGAAGCAAACAGAATCCTTGATCGGGTCAGAGAAGGCCAACAATTTAGCGAGTTTGTCATCACAAGAGCGCTTGAACTTACAGGAGACTATGAGGAACACAGAAGCCCAAGAATGGATCAGGCGTTATCGCAAGAAAGCCTTGGAGGAAGGAAGGGGAGAAGCCCAATACTGGTGGCAACAAACCCTGTTGGACATTGCCAAGAGGCGAGACCAAGCGGCTGCTGACGATCTAAAAAAACGCATGAACGAACAGAAAGACAAAAAATGATTCAAATCATGTTCACGATTTATGGCGAGCCTGTACCAAAGGGCAGACCAAGATTTTCCACAAGGGGGAAGTTCCCTGTTGCTTACACCCCAGAAAAGACAAAGAACTATGAATCCGATGTCGGGATGATGGCAAAGGCTGCAATGGGTGCGTCAGAACCGCTAGAAGGGGCATTGGAAGCGTTTATTTATGTCACCTTTCCTGTTCCCGCCTCATACTCAAAAAAACGCACTGAGGCTTGTTTAATCGGTCAAGAAAAACACATTAAAAAGCCCGACTTGGACAATGTAATCAAGTCAGTGATCGATGGCATGGACAAGATCGTGTTTGAGAACGACTCCCAAATCACATCCATCCACAGCACCAAGGTTTATGGCGAAGTGGCAAAGGTTGAAGTTGTAGTGAGGCAAGCATGATTGTTTCTCTCCACAACCCCCAACAAGCCCACACAGTGCTGAAAGACCTATGGCCCAAGATTAAGGAAACCTTACAGGCGGGTAAACAACTGCGCTTAGAGGTCAAAAAAGCCACCCGCAGCACAGATCAGAACGATATGTTTCACGCCCTGATTGATATGGTTGCCAAGCAAATGAAGGGCGCTGGCAGTGCCTGGTCATCAGACGATTGGAAAAGGCTCTTAATCGACCAATGGGCGCATGAAACAGGGCGCAAGGTGGGCAAGGTCGCCCCAAGCCTAGACGGGGAACGAGTTGTTCAATTAGGGCTACAAAGCCACAAATTTACAAAAGAAGAAGGTTCAGAGTTCATTGAATGGCTCTTGGCATGGATGGCAGACAAAGGAATTGAGACATGAGTTACATAATTGCATCGTTGCCACCCATGAAATGTTTTGTAAAACGTGAGTTTTTATACAACGATCAAAAAGGTCATGGCGAATTAGAGCCAGCGATTTGGGTCAGCTTGAAAGCCTTGCGTGGTCAAGTTTTCCGCATTGAATCATTGTTACCCGCTTATGGCGCTTTGTATGACAAACTGCCAATCCATGCTTATGTGTGGCACACAGAGGCGGGTAACTTGCCAATTGACACTCTCCAATTGTGGGATTGCATGGGTTATAGATTCACAATTGTAGAAAAAATTGGCTTGCGTAACTTAGGCGTTAAATTTTTGGGAAAAGACAAAGAATGGCATTTTGGTCGCTATTTGTTCACAGTTGACTTTTGCGCTGACGGGATGGATGTTGATACAGGCTTTACAGAACAAGCTGAAGAACACAAGAGTTTTAACTTTATTGCGTTAGACAACGGGCAATTTGCTTGTCAACCCAACAATCGATGCCTGTGGTACGACCAGAGCCTTATTCCCACTGAAACAAAATTTCCCGATTTTCAGGCTGCAAAAAGATTGTGGACAGTGGATGGCACTCGCAAATGGTCAGCGGGTGACGATTGGTTTTATGACATAAAGGAAAAAAACTCATGATGTGTCCCCGCTGTGGCTCTGAAACCCTCAAAGTTTTGGACACCCGATCCACCCCCGAATTCGTCAACCGAAAACGTCAGTGCGAAAACAACCACAAGTTTTATACAAAAGAATATGCAATACCCGAAACACAAGTATGTGAGAAGCCAGAAACTCCTAAAGTTAGTGGCGGGTCTCTCTTGTCAAAGCTGTGGCATGGACAATGGCGTTCAGGCGGCTCACAGTAATTGGGGCGGTGGCAAGGGTCGTGGCATCAAGGCAGATGACAATTTGGTCGCTGCTTTGTGCTTGGCTTGCCACTACGAGATCGACCAAGGCAAAGACTTAAGCAAGGAAGAACGACAAAAGAAGTGGGCAGAGGCTCACATTGGCACAGTTTTGTTGCTTTGCAAACAAGGGAAATGGCCTGTAGAAGTTCCACTCCCTTTTGTGGCAGAATTTGAATAGGCTATGCAGTTGCCTTTTTGGGGGTTGATTCCCCCGCTTTTTTTGGTATAGTGCAAATATGGAAAAAAATGCCGAAGTTGCTGAGTTCGTGGCTACTCTGTTTCACAGTGGCACGATTACCCATTTTCAGCATTTGCAGACACGGGAATATGCTATTCACAAAGCATTGGGCAAGTTCTACCCCAAGATTGTTGACTTGGCAGACCAGTTAGCTGAGAGTTATCAAGGGCGCTACAACACCCGAATGACTAAATTCCCTGATGAACTGCATCAGCCACAGGAAACACCTGAAGCCTACTTGGCTCAACTAAAACAGTTTGTCGAGGAAGCCCGTGAAGAAATCCCGCAAGACTCAGAACTGCAAAACATCGTTGATGAAATTGCCGATCTGATTAATTCCACTCTGTACTTACTCACCCTTAAATAAGGAATCATCATGGCAAACATGGACAAAAACGAACCCAAAGGCTACGGCTACGGCAACAGCGCAAAGATGGCTGGCAACCCTGCCCCCGAAATGAAGTCCAACGGCAGCGTGAAAAACCGCATCCCCGATGCCATGACCAACAAGGTCGGCAAAGATTCTAAGTTTGAAGGTGGCAAATCTTCTGGCGTTTGCTACACTCACGACCGCAAGTCTTATCAGTAAAGCGAAACGCCCCGCAGACGGAGAATCTGGGGGCGCTTCTAACCAAGCAATAAAAGAGGTATTGAATGGCTGAATCACATTCTAATT